ACAGTTACATTAAGTGGTGCTCAGTTAGGCTTTCAAAGTTTTATTGATGGTGTAGGAGCAGGTAATTCAACTTATTATACTATTGCTTTAGGCAATCAGTGGGAAGTTGGTATTGGCTCGTTAACGAACGCTACAACTTTTACAAGAGATTCAGTTATCTCTAGTTCAAACACAAGTAATTTAGTAAATTTTTCATCAGGAGTAAAAGATATATTTTGTGCACTACCTGCAACATATACTCCATCTCCTGTAATGGAAGCACAAAAATTTGTAAACACACACGCTACATCAATTACTGAAATTCAAACAATAGAATCAGGAGTGCTTGCAGGTCCAGTGACTTTGACAAGTGCTTTAACTGTAACAGGAACTTTGGTAGTAATATAATATGTCTAAAATAGAAGTAAATCAAATAGCATCTCAAATAGGAGGAGTATTAACTATTGGTGCTTCTGGAGATACGGTTACATTAGCTGCAGGGGCTTCTCAATCAGGTTTTGGAAGATCAGGTTCAGTTAATTGGGATACAACTAAAAAAACTGCAAACTTTACAGCAGTTTCAGGAAATGGTTATTTTTTAGATACAACTACAACAACATTAACAATAACACTTCCAACAACTCCAAGTGCTGGAGATATTGTAGCAATAGCAGATTATGCAAATACATCAGCTACAAATAATATTACAGTTGGTAGAAATGGATCAAATATTAATGGAGAGGCAATAAATGGAACAATTAAAGTTAATGGTCAAGTTTACACATTAGTATATGTAGATACAACAGAAGGTTGGAAAACTGTTAATCAAACATTTAATCAAATTACAACTGCAGCATTCGTAGCAGCAACAGGAGGAACAGTAACATGTTGTGGAAATTATAAAATTCATACATTTACAGGACCAGGAACTTTTACAGTTTCATGTGCAGGTAATCCAGCAGGTTCAACAACAGTAGATTATTTAGTAGTAGCAGGAGGTGGAGGTGGATCAGGAGGAGCAGGAGGAGCAGGCGGATTTAGAGAATCAGTTCCAAGTCCAGCTGCATGGACGGCTAGTCCATTAGCAAATCCTGGTGGAGCTTTACCAGTTTCAGTTCAAGGTTATCCAATTACAGTTGGAGGTGGAGGTTCTTTAGGTGTTAATACATCATCAACTGGAACTGATGGTACACCTTCAGTTTTTTCAACAATTACATCAACAGGTGGTGGTTTAGGACAAGGTGGTGCTCCAGGTAGCACTAGAGTTGGTGGTTCTGGAGGTTCAGGTGGAGGAAGTTGGTCATATGGAGGTCCAACAACAGGGGCTGGAGGAGCTGGAAATACACCTCCTACAAGTCCACCTCAAGGACAAAATGGTGGATCAGTTTATGCAACACCCTGTGGTGCAGCTACTGCTGCAGGAGGCGGTGGAGCTGGAGGAGCTGGAGGAACATCTCCAGGATCACCAAAAGATTCAGGAAGCACTGGCGGTGGAGCTGGAGGAGCTGGAGTAGCAACTTCAATTTCTACCTCTTCTGTTACTTACTCTGCAGGAGCTAAAGGTTATTCTTCTGGTCCAACTGGAAGTGCTGGAACAACAAACAGTGGTAATGGTGGTTCTGGTGCAGCAAATGCTGGAGCAGGTCAGTCTGGTTTTGCTGGCGGCTCAGGAATAGTAATAATAAGATACAAATTTCAATAGATAAATTATGACAGGAATATTAAAAGTAGATACAATACAAAACGCAAATGCAGATAATATTATTACTCAAACTAATAGTACAACTATTACAATTGGTACATCTGGACAAACTGTTGCTCTAGCAGCAGGATCCTCTCAAACAGGATTTGGAAGATCAGGAACAGTTAATTGGGATACAACTAAAAAAACTGCAAACTTTACAGCAGTTTCAGGAAATGGTTATTTTTTAGATACAACTACAACAACATTAACAATAACACTTCCATCAACACCAAATGCTGGAGATATCATAGCGGTAGCGGATTATGATGGAACAGCTTTAACAAATAATATAACTGTTGGAAGAAATTCTTCTAATATAAATGGATCTGCAGCAGATCTTACTATTAACGCAAATTATTCAGCAGTAACATTAGTTTATGTTGATTCAACAACAGGATGGAGATCAGTTAATAGTTCTAATCCAAATGATGTTACAACACTTCCAGAATATGTAGCAGCAACAGGTGGAACAATTACAACTTGTGGTGATTATAAAATTCATACATTTACAGGACCTGGAACTTTTACAGTTTCATGTGCTGGTAATTCAATAGGTTCAGATTCCGTAGATTATTTAGTAGTAGCAGGTGGTGGATCAGGTGGAACTGCAGATGGTGGTGGTGGAGGTGCTGGAGGATTCAGAGAATCAGTGCCAAGTCCTGCCGCATGGACGGCTAGCCCATTAGCTAATCCTGGTGGAGCTTTACCAGTTTCAGTTCAAGGTTATCCGATTACAGTTGGAGCTGGTGGCACTGGTGTACCATATGGAGCAAGTGGTAATGCAGGGAATGTAGGAAACGATTCAATTTTTTCAACTATAACATCAACAGGAGGTGGAGGAGGAAAAGGATCACCAGGTCCTGCTTCTTGGACTACTGGTCCAGGAGGTTCTGGAGGTGGAGGAGGATTTTCATTAGTTGGAGGTACAGGAAATACTCCTCCAGTAAGTCCACCTCAAGGTAATACTGGTGGAACAGGATCAGCTGGGAATGGTGCTGGTGGCGGTGGAGCTGGTGGAACAGGTACTCCAGGAGTTGTAGCAGGTGGAGCAGGAAATGCAGGGGGACCAGGTGTATCAACTTCAATATCAGGATCTCCTTTTACAAAAGCAGCAGGTGGAGCAGGAGATATAGCTCCAGGTTCAAGTCCACCAGAAGCAGCAAATAGTGGTAATGGTTCAAAAGGCGTTTGTGGTGGTGGTCAAAGTACTGGTAATGGCGGATCAGGAATAGTAGTAATAAGATATAAATTCCAGTAAAATAAAATTATGAGTGAAATAAAAGTAAATAAAATTAGTCCTAAACAAACATGTACTCAATTAACATTGGGCGACAGTGGAGATACTATTATCATTCCAGCTGGTGCAACGATCACGAATAACGGTACAGCAACAGGGTTTGGAAGAACAGGAACAGTTGATTGGGATACAACTAAAAAAACAACAGGATTCACGGCAGTTAATGGTGTAGGATATTTTTGTGATACATCAGGTGGAGCATTTACAATAACACTTCCAGCAACACCTTCAGCTGGAGATATAGTAGCTTTAAAAGATTATGCGAACACATTTGATACAAATAATTTAACAATTGATAGAAATGGTTCTAATATTAATGGCTCTGCTGCTAATGGAATTATATCTGTTCAAGGACAAGCACTTACTTTAATTTATATAGACGCAACACAAGGTTGGTCAGCAATTTATGGGGCAACAGACGCTGATTTACCACTTCCACAATATGTCGCAGCAACAGGTGGAACAGTTACTTGTTGTGGAAATTTTAAAATTCATACGTTCACAGGACCTGGTACTTTTACAGTAACTAATGCTGGTAATCCTTCTGGTAGTACTGCATTAGAATATTTAGTGGTTGCAGGTGCAGGTGGGGGACAAGATGGAAATAATGCAGGAGGTGGAGGTGGAGCAGGAGGATTAAGATTTGCGTCTCCTAGTTTAGCACCTTTAAGTTATCCAGCAAAACCATTAGCAGGATCTACTTTAACAGCTGCAGTACAAGGTTATCCAATTACAGTAGGATCAGGTGGAGGTGACGGTGTTTCTGGTAATTCCTCAATATTTTCAACAATAACATCAGCTGGGGGAGGTACAGGTGGAAGCACTGGAGCTGGTTCAAATGGAGCATCAGGTGGTGGTGGTGGATCTACTAATGACAGTACATATAAAAATGGAGGTACAGGAAATACACCTCCAACAAGTCCATCTCAAGGAAATAATGGTGGCAGAGGAAGACACACTCCTCCAATTTCAGAAGGAGCTGGTGGAGGCGGTGGTGCTCTTGCGGCTGGAGCAGATGGAGATGTTTCACCTGGACCTGGTGGTGGAGATGGTGGAGTTGGTGGAGTTGGTGGTGGTTTTCCAACAGCTTTTGGATCAAATGGTGCTCCTAGTGGTGGATTTCAATATTATGCTGGAGGTGGCGGAGGTGGTGGTAATAGACCTAGTGGAGGAGCGGGTGGATTAGGAGGTGGTGGAAGAGGTGGAACAGATCCTAGTCCAAGTACACCTCGAGATGGAGTTTCAGGAACAGTAAATACTGGTGGAGGTGGAGGTGGAGCGATGAACCCTGGAACAGGTGGAACTGGTGGCTCAGGAATAGTTGTAATAAGATATAAATATCAATAAAAACTATGGATTTACAATTAACAGAAACTAAATTATAATAGGAGATAATTATGGCACATTTTGCAAAATTAGGAGCTAACGGAAAAGTTATAGCAGTATTAACATTGAATAATAGTGATATGCTGAATGCATCTAATGTTGAAGACGAATCAGTAGGGCAACAGTATTTAGAATTACATAATAACTGGCCAGCTCAAATGTGGATTCAAACATCTTACAATACAGCAGGTGGACAACATAAAAGTGGTGGAACACCATTTAGAGGGAATTACGCAGGTATAGGCTATACTTGGGATGAAGATGATCAAATCTTTTGGCCAAAGAAACCTTTTACTTCATGGGTAAAACATATTCCTACAGCATCTTGGAAATCACCAATTGGTGATGCACCAGCATTAACTGAAGAACAAACTGCTCAAAATACAGCTAACACTCATAAATGGGGTTATAACTGGAATGAAGCAAATCAATCTTGGGATTTAGTTAATTCTAAATAAAGTTTTTTAATACTTGACATTTTTATAAAATTTTATTACATACTTTAATAGGTATGTATAAGAAAGTTTTATCACAAATAGATCTACATTTTGGTCAAGTAGAAATGCCTAAAGGTTTCGAAATAGACAGAGAAAAATTAGGTGCAGATATTTTATCATCTACTATTTATAATAGAGAATTTCCATTCTCTAGATCTTTTGATATGTTACAAACATATTTACGTGAACATATAAATTTAGAATATGGTTTTACATTAGTTCATAAAAAAACAATTGGTAATATTTATAAACCAAGACAACATTCAAATTCATTATTACAAGTTGATCCAGTAGATTTAAGGAATTCACCAGATTATGTAATGCTATATGGAGTAAATGTTGGAAAAGATTCTTGTAAGGTATTTATAGAATATGATGATAATAGAAGAAAAGGAAGAAGTTGGGAAATACCTTTAAATAACAACGATTTTATTATGTTTCCTTCTACTCAAAGATATCATATAACTGCTAATGAATCAGAACAATTAAATTTTATATTAACGACTACTTATGAATATATCTAATTATTATTATTATTTTAAATCTGCAATACCACCGAAGATTTGCGATGACATTATTAAATATGGTTTAAGTCATGAAGAGGATTTAGCAATTACAGGTAGTTTTACAAGAAATTTAAAAAATAAACCATTAAAAGAAGAAGAGATTATAGATTTAAAAAAGAAAAGAAATTCTAATATCGTTTGGTTAAATGATACTTGGATTTATAAAGAAATACATCCTTATGTTCATGAAGCAAATAAATTAGCGGGTTGGAATTTTAATTGGGATTTTTCAGAACAATGTCAATTTACTAAATATAAACTTGGACAACATTACGGCTGGCACACAGATTCCTTTGATAAACCATATGATAAACCAGAAGATTCAAATAGTCATGGTAAAATTCGAAAACTATCTATGACTTGTCAATTAACAGATGGTTCGGAATATACTGGTGGAGAATTACAATTTGATACAAGAAACTATGATCCTCACATGCGTGATGAAGATAGACATGTTATTACAGTTAAAGAAATACTTCCTAAAGGAAGTATTGTTGTATTTCCAAGTTTCGTATGGCATCGTGTAATGCCAGTAACCAGAGGAACTAGATATTCATTGGTAGTATGGCACCTTGGATATCCTTTTAAATAATATGTTTATAAATGAATACTTTAAGACACCAATCTGGATGGAAGATAAACCAGAATTTGTAAAGTCGCTTACTAAAGCAACTGATAGTTATATTAAAGAGGCAATTAAATTAAGAAAAGATGATATCAAAAAGAATGGAGATTTTGGTACTTCTTATCATTCAACACCATTAACTGCTGATACTAAGTTTAAAGATTTTCATGATTACGTTGGTCAGAAAGCTTGGGAGTTTTTAGATTGGCAAGGATTTGATATGCAACAATATACAACTTTCTTTTCTGAAAGTTGGGTACAAGAATTTGCAAAAAATGGTGGGGGTCATCATTCAGCTCATATTCACCATAATCAACACGTAGGTGGTTTTTACTTTTTAAAAGCAAGTGAGAATACTTCTTATCCTATATTTCATGAACCGAGAACAGGTGCACGTTGTACAAAATTAAAACTTAAAAAACCAGATGCAATCACTCATGGTACAGAACTTATACACTTTAAAGTTAAACCAGGAACACTTATATTCTTTCCAGGATATATGGAACATGAATATGCAGTAGATCATGGTAAAGAACCATTTAGATTTATTCATTTCAACATTCAAGCAGTTCCTAAAGAAATGGCAAAGGTAAATGTCTAAAAAATATAATTTTAAAAAAGATAGATTTACTGTTATTGAAAAAGCAATAGATCCTAAAATTGCAAACTTTGTATACAACTACTTTTTAATGAAAAAGCAAGTTGCGAGAACAATGTTTGATACAAGATATATTTCTCCATTTACAACTGAGTTTGGTGTATGGAATGATGATCAAGTTCCAAATACTTATTCTCACTATTCAGATATAGCTATGGAAACTTTATTATTAGCTGTTCAACCTATTATGGAAAAACAAACTGGATTAAAATTAATTCCAACATATTCATATGCAAGGATTTATAAAAAAGGAGATATATTACATCGTCACAAAGATAGATTTAGTTGTGAGATATCTACTACATTAAATTTAGGAGGAGACAAATGGCCAATTTATGTTGAACCAAATCCTAAGATGGGTGGAGTTGTAGAAGGTAAAGGTTATATATCTGATAACACTAAAGGTATTAAAGTAAATTTAAAACCTGGTGATATGTTAGTTTATAGAGGAAATTTATTAGAGCATTGGAGAGAAGAATTTGATGGAAAAGATTGTGCACAAGTATTTTTACATTACAATAATGCTGCAACTAAAGGTGCAAAAGACAATATCTTTGATAAACGACAACACCTAGGTCTTCCGAGCTGGTTTAAGAAATGATATAATTCTATATTGGGAGGGGTCTTCCACATACACACCAACCCTTCCCATTATAGGATTATTATATGTTTTTTGGAGCAACAGCCTTTGCAGAAGCACCTTTCTCATCAGAAGGCATTATAAATCAATCAATTGAAGTCACAGGACTTCAGT